GCTGGGCGCAACAAAGGGAATTAGCGCCGAACTTTGCTCACCCAACCTTACGCCGGTTAAAAAATTACCTGTCTGCGTTTGTACTGTTACATTGCCGCTCGCATCTGGCTTTTTGCCGTTAACACTTTTTACCGTACCTGCATCAACATTTCCCGCATCATCTGGGCCATTACCGTTTACGGTCTTTACCCCTCCCGTATTGATATTAACATTGCCTTGTGGATCAGGGCCTACATTGTTAATCGTTTTTACTATGTCGCGGGTTTTACCATCAACCTCTTCTCTGCTGTAAACGTCGATGTTATTTCGCGCATAGTTTTTCGCCTCGTTACCTCTTGCCGCAATCTCGCCAAAATTATTATTTATTTGCAGATATTTTTTATCAGCATCCTCGGGCGTTAAATAATTATTATATACAACAACAGTGACGGTCGAAGTGCTGGCCACGGCAAGGGTATATTTATAAGTTACGGAAATTACCGCACCATTACTGTTCATCGGCTTTAATATATCAGGCGAGCTGGCAACGGAATATAGCTCTCCTGCCTCCGTCAAAATTCCCACTTCGCGAATTGTATAACCTCCTGTCTCGGCAGGGACGTCAAGGGTGAACGTTACCTGATTACCCTTGCTTTCAGCTCCATGAATATCACCGCGATAAACCTCATGGATCAGCGATGTTCTGGTGGGGTCAGGCGTCACTTCTTCTGCCCCGTTCGCGTCACCAATGACAAATTTTGATAGTTTAACCGGGACACCGGTTGCAAGAGCATTGGCCTCGAGTTCTGCACCACGATCTGTCAAAATTGCATATATCTGCGAGGCGGCTGTAGTTGCGCTTTTTAAAGCGGTTTTTCTTTGTGCCATTTTATATCTCTACTATTATTTTTGCCGTGGGTAATCCAGCCATAAACAATGAACCGACTACTTTCACCCCTCCTTCATCCTCTGCGGGAATATCCACGCCCACATCAGCTGACGCGACACCTGCCATATAAAACTCACCATCAATTTCAGCCTCAAAATTTATTGATTCGAGCAATGAACGGCAATTTTTTGCATCGAATATTTGTGCTATGAAAGTGTCCAGCAAATCCAAATCCATACCCATCTGCTTAAGTAAATAAATCTTTATGCTGAACGTGTAGGGATTGGCTTTAGGAACTTTTTCAAACCATTCCTGCAGCTGGCTTTCATAACCGACCGTCAACAATGCGCGCTCAACCGCACCACGCGTGCCGCGGTGCTTGTTTTGCCATGCCGCGGCTTTGATTACCTGCCGCTTTTGCTGCTCACTCCAGTTTGGATTCCAGTAAGTAACAGCGAATTCCCACGCAAGCCACGGCAGCAAATCAACGGGGCATAAATCGGGGTTTTTAATGATACGGATATCACCAGGCAGGTCGCCAGCGTGTGAGAGAACAGCTTCAAGCGCCCGCTCTGCTGATGTAGAGTTTGGCGGTAATAAACTCTGGCTTGTCATCGTTACCCCATCTGCACCGACAATTTAATATTTGTGCAATACGGGGCTTGCCCTACCCCTGCCACCACGTCTGCAGAGGGCGAAATCAGCTGAACGCGATCAACTCCGGCGCGATGTATTGCATCGTATATGCCCGAGATTGCTGCTGTAGCGCCGATTTTATGCTGCTCGGCAACGTATGAAGCCAGGTCACTTTGCGCGCCGTTTAGCAACACGTTTGAATCAGGCCCCAGCCCTGCGACAATCACAGCTTCAACTTCGTAAACTAGATTCGAGGCGGGTTTTACCGTAACAAAGTCGGTTAGTGGCCGCGTATCGTCTTGAGAGAGTGCTGCGTTGACCTTATCAAGCAATACTTGCGACGGGCTACCAGTGCCAGTTCTCGACAGTACATAAAGATCAACGTATCCAGGTTGCGTTACCGGCGGCCCGTAAGCCTGCGCCGATAACACATCAGAATCGCAGGTACGCGCGAGAAAGTTATACGCATTAGTGCTGCCTGCCGTATTACGCGCATACCATGACAACTGGATTCGGTGCCGGAACTCGTCGTTGCTTTCGTAAACTGCTGCAATGGGTGGCACCGCATCCGCGTCAGCAGGGGTGATCAGCAGGCGCTCGCAGTCGAGGTTCGCGCCCAGTTGGGTGAGATCGTTGTCCTTTGCAAAGGCAAGCAGGACGGCCAGCATCCCTTGGTTTACACGCGCAGTATTAATAATCAGCCGGTACGCCACAATCTCCAGCAGCTTCATGGCCGGATCAGATTCGAGGAGCGCATTAAAATCTGTATCGAGTTCCTGCAGTTCTTTTATCAGCAGACTTTTTGTTTCTGAAAAAAGGGGCGTTATAACAAAATCAGGCGGCGGCAGCAGGCTCATGTCAATCGTCTTAACGATCGAGTTCTGCACAATTGTTGTCATTTAAACGGCAACTCCAGGTTGTTTAATTCGAGCCGTTTGCGGGTCTCGACATCCGTTGCTGTAATATCAATAGCGATCAGACCGGTGCTCGCATTAATGGTCACAGGCCTTACCCTGTCGACACGTACACGTGGTTCCCACCGGGCTAACGTCCCGGCGCTGGCCATGATAATTTTTATTGCCAGTGCCGGATCGTTGGGGTTATCGACGAGATCAGCAAGATTACTGCCGTACTCAGGCAACATTACGCGAGTGCCGAGCGGGGTTGTGAGAATATCCACCACTGATTGGCGGATGTGATCAGTCCCCGCGAGCACTTTGCCGGTGTTGCGGTTCATTCCTTTCATGAGGGTTACACCATTGGAATAGAGGGGCCGTCCGTCGGTCCGTCCGGGCAGTTGTGGTGATGGCCGTTATAAGTGAGGCGGATTTCTGAAAGCGTGCCCTGCCGGTCCTGAATTTCTTTGCCAGCTATAACACTGCCTGCGGTTCTGATATTGCCCGAGCCGCCCTTGTCGCCCTCTACGCTCAGATCGGTTCTGAAAGTACCCAGGCCATCTACGACCAGTGTTTTAGTCATATGGACGGGACCATCAAACAAAATTCCACCCGGCGCGGTGGCGTTGATTTTCGGCGCGCCCATGTTGATCACTTGCGTTGCGGTGGCGTTGATAACTTCTGCGTCAGCGTTAATCACCTTGCCGCCGTGAACGTTAACAACATTTTCACTTGTTACGGTCACTTCATCTTTGCCGAGGATGTCAACTTTTGACTCCGCGATGATGCGCACCTTGCCGCCTTGAACACCCTGCCATGTCAAAACGTGGCTCTCTGTGTCATAAGTCAACGCAGCGCCGTCACAATATGCAGTGACATGCTCGTTAGGCTTACTTGATGGAACGGCACGGCCATCGACGAGAAGACCCGGAAAAACTACACCGTTTCGTAGATCGCCCCCTTCTGAAATAACAGTGACGGGATCGCCGACTTTCGGCGCGCTCCAGTCAACGCGTTCCGACGTTGCCAGGGTAAACCATTGCAGCCACCCCGAGGAGTGTTCGCCGCCGAACGAAACACGTACACGCGGCGGGGACAATTGTACTGCCTGGACGACACCGCGCTTTATAATGTCGCGCAAGCGGCGAAACATGTCCGCGCTGGTAAAATCATCTTGGGAAGATCCGGACATAATCGGCCTCATGACCCTTTCCAATATCCGGTGCAAGCCCAACAAACAGCTCTTTCAGCAGCGGAGCGTCAGCAGGTGGAGCGAACGGGTCTGCGCCCACGCCAACAATTTGTGAAAAACTAACGCACCAGACTGAATGCGAAGCCAGGGCTTTTCCGTCTTTCATCCATGTCGCTTCTTCAGCACCGGCGAACTTCGCAGGTTTCGTTGCGGGGCCAAACTGTCGACCGTTAATCCAGCCAGAAAGGACGAGAGCGGCGTTTCGCGCCTTTTGCCCGTATTGATCGGCAGCAAACTCACGGAGCAAGTACATATTGCAGTCGAGTTCGACGCCTGTTTCTGCCCCTGTGACCACTTCGTCGCTTGGGCTCCAGCTTTCAACTTCAAAAAAAACAGCCGGTGTCTCGAATCCTGCGGGAATTTCAGGGTAGAGCCCGAAGGTTTTAATGAATGGGATCTGCAGAATGGCGGCTTTTATGTGATTCGCGTACTCGTCAAACGCATCTAATCCTGTGCTTATTGTCATGTCACATTTCCTGCCACGCGGCCACGCAAATCCTGCTCAAAATAGCGCATGAATACGGTGCCGATATTTTCAAAAATATACTCATCGATAGCATCTTCCAGTTCCTCATGAACGGGCACACGAGCCTCTTCAATACCGCCGCCAGCACGACGAATCCAGACGCTTTTCGAGCCGTAGCGCTTTGCTACGAACGAATCGGGCCAGCTCATGGCGTGCAGTCCTTCCGCTTTGGGGATAAAAGTCGCACCGCGCGCGCCCTTTTTGGTCTTCATAAACTGACCGGTTTCGGGGTTGCGCTCCTGCGTTTGTTTCCGCGGATTACGCATCGAACCCTTCAAGTCATGAACGCGAAAATCGTTCATGCCATACCAGATTTTTGCGCTGCTGAGGTCGCCGCCGCCCTCTTTTGAATAGTTGCGGCGTTTCACGAAGGGTTTAATGCGATGCTTAACGGCTTTTCGGCTTTTGACTCCAAGCGACTCGATCATCATCGCGACTGAAACGCGGTGCATATGCTTCGCTGTTCTGTTTAACGCCCGGTTATAAGCCATGATCATTTGATTCTGCGACGCGCTGAGGGATTCGCGCAGGGAGTTTAAAGCTGACATATCGATGTCAAACATCTGCGCATTACTGCGCGGACCGGCCATGTTTCCTCCCTAAGTGGGCCCGCGGGCCCACTCAATATTTTGAGTAAATGCTGGTATCGCTGGACGTATGAGGCTCCAGATAAATGACTGTAAGCCCGGTGCCATCCGGTTGAGGTTCTTTAACAACGTAATCAGTCCAGTCAGTCCAGTCCAGATTCCCTGCCTCATCCGGCGCGCGCCGCTTCGGGACCTGAATAACAGTTCGCGCAGCCAGGCCCGTTACGCTATCTGACTGTGCGGTGATGCTTGTCACTGTGCCAGTGATAAATCCAGAATGGGGTAAATCCGTCCGGGTATATGGCTCATTGAAAATAGCTGTTATCGGGTCCGCGCGGCCAGGCAGCCGCACTGGTCTGCCGAACTCCTGCAACATGTCCTCATCGCCAGCGCGCAAATCGTCGTCGTAGTAGCTCATAGAGCGTAAACGTGGCTCTGCGCAATAAGCGCCGCGGCCTCTTCAGGATCAACGTAAATTGATTCTCCCGCCAGCACGATGCTACGGGTCGGTTTTTGATTAACGTAGTGGATAATATCAAGCGTGTTACGCAGCTTTACGTAACGATACGCTGGCTCGGGAATATCGGATTCACTGCGTTCAGTATTTCCCGCGTTCAGCATTGCTTGCTCAGTTGCAGTTAGAGTTGATTGAACCGGCTCCGGGAGCCCAGAATCCATTTCATTAAGCAGCGCCAGCTCCGCTTCTGCGCTTTCAATGACTGACTGCAGCACGTCCATCGTGCCGGTCGTTGGCAATTCGCGCCCGAGCTGCGCGCTTAAATCTTCGATGCGTGCAAGTAGTTCGGTTTTATTAGCCATTATTATCTCCGGGTATAAAAAAGAGCCTTTCGGCTCTTATGCAAGGGTTACAACAACGAAGTTGTCAGCATCCGCCAGCACCATCGCAGGCGAGGATTGCGTCATTGTCTGAGTGACTGAAGGATCGCCTTTAGTCGTCCAGATTTTCGGATAGCGAGTGGCTTCGGTTACACCCTCGTTGAGCGCGTCTTCGTCCATCACAGCGCCGTAAGTGCGCAAACCGCGGGCTTTCAGATTGCCGAGGACCATGGTGTTATCCGGCATATAGCGTGTTTTGGCTGAGGTGGATGAATCGAGGTACTGGCCCTTGTAGACAATAACGGCAACGTCGCCGTAATAGCCTTTAAAGCTGACAACATCACCGAGGTCTTTAAGGGCGAGCTCAAGATGACTGTTTGACCCGCGGCGAGTATCGAGCGCGTCCCTGAACAGCTTGAAGCTCTTAAGTAACTTCCAGGCTTTTCCATCAAGCAGCATGACATTGACAGCGCCTGAGGCTTTTTCAGCATACGTCTCGATATCATCGCTCGGATCATACGTGTCTTTATTCTGAGCTGACCAGGCTGTGCTGCCAGATTGCACAATATTATTCGAGAGGCTGCGCTGCATATCGATTTCAATCGTATCGATGTTGGGGCCGGAAATGGTGTATTTCCCTTTCAGAACGGCTTGCACGGCCTGGTACTCTTCCAGCTGCTGAATCGCCAGCTCCTCATCCAGCAAATTTTGCATGATGATCTTAGCGCGGCGCTGAGCCGGTGACTCCGGCTGTCCGATTTGCTCCCCCGCCGAGCGTTTGATGGACGTGTTAGGGTTTACAGTATGTTTCGGTTTCGTGTAGCCGGGTTTAAAGTGACTTGTCTTGAATCCGCGCGTGCGGTCGACTTTGCCGGTGATCAGCGGCGAGCAGTACACGGCCATCGCCACATCGCCGGGGATCTTATCGAGAAAAACTTCTTCAGTAGAGAACGTATACGCCTCTTTGAAAAAGAGCATCAAAAATAGTGGCTTAAACTTGAAAACCTGCTGTGTAGCTGTAATCAGCTCTTGAGTGGTGTATGAATCGGTCATTCTGTATCCTGCATAAAAAAACCGCCTTTCGGCGGCTTAAGGGTTATTCCTGAATATCGATTGCTGTTCCAGCAAATGCTGCTTTTCGCTTCGTGGCATCTGCAGACCAGTTCAGGTAGTTGCCGCGAAAAGTCCCGCGGTTGTAGTACGAAAACTCGACCTGGCCAGCTGACGCATTGACCGCCATCGCTGTGATACCCACGGCTTTTCCAGGCGAGCCGTCCCAGACTTTGAACGTGCCTGCAGTGGCGTCGATCATTACCGGCGTATATTTTGCTGTGTTCACTCCACTGGCCATGATGCCGGTCGTTGTCGAAATTTCCGGGCTAACTAAAAAATCGTCGGGCTGGCGGCTTTCTGTTGTCATCTTTATCCCTCAATTAGTAATGATTGACCGGCTGCGACTAACAGTGAAATTTTTGCAGTTGAACCGGTGACTTTAACTGCAGGCTGGTCCGCGACGGGCTCGGGCGATTCCATTTCCATGAGCTGATCCAGCGCCGTCTCTGTGCGCACCTGCGCGGTTTGTGGCGCAGCTGCTAATACGGACCTGGCCTGATCCAGCGTCATGCCGGGGATTGCAGCCAGCGTTTTTGCCTGCTCTTCACGCCCCTTAGCTTCTTCGCAGCCGATAATAGAC